TTTTGTCCAGTTACTTGAGGAATTCCCAAACAATAATTAAGGAAATATTGTTGTTGACAAATACTGAACGTGTTATATGAAGATGAGCGAAAATACGTGATTATCATTCTTCCCACCCCCATGAGAGTAATGTTTCCACTATTTTCTGGTTAGTTTGCGAAATAGTTAGTTCTCTATTATCAATTGTGATATCAAATTCCTCATAATTATCAAGTGCAGTTTCACTTGTATGTTGATCTTCATTAGCAAAGGGAGCCCTCAGTAAACGAATTACTTTACCTCCAGCGTCCTGAATTCCCTTTACCTCATTTGGAAATCGTACATCACACACTATAGATAGGTCAGATTGATTTCGTAATATTCTATTGATTGTAGCTTGTACCCATATATTATTGTAGATTTTTCTCATCACATCTGTCCCAAACACTTGTAGAATATCACGTGCCGTCATATGTTCATCATGAAAACCATCAATCTGCAATGGGTCTAAACAAAAACTAAAATCTCCCCACGTATATTGTGTAGGTGAATTTTTATCTTCATTTGTTCCATAACACTGTTCCTCAGTCAATCCCATTACATTAATACAAAATTCTTTTAGTGGGTCGGCAAACGAATAGATTTTAATAAATGGCCATACATACTTTGAAAATAGCTCTTGCATTTGTTGGTCACGACTCATAGGATCAACATAGTTAGTTTGATATTTATTCTCATTGGTAACTTCATCATGTATTAGGGCTTTACCAATTAAGCGGCCTTCAGCATCAATATCTCTATGTACAAGTATTCCCAAGTCTACCAACGTACTTCCAAAAATATAATTACATATGGTGTTTTTCCCACTTTGTTTGCGTCCCGATAAACCTAAAATTTTCATTTATATATATCCCTTATTTTATCTATTAATGGTTTGATACTTCCAGTAACAATATCAATATGTAAATCACCAACATCGTCACCATCAAATATTGGAAAGTATAAACGTAAAAATCGCCCAAGTTGTGATTTGATTTCTAGGGACGCTCGTTGTCCTGCTGTATCATTATCCATCATAACTACACATGACATCGCACCACTCTGTTCAATTATAAATTTTTGTTCGTCTGAAAGTTCTACACCAAATAATGCTACACTATTATGTATTCCGTTTTGTTCTAATTTCCATACATCACCAGGTCCCTCAACTAAGATTATGGTCATGTTGTTACGAATGTGATCTTTTGCGAACCAATAATTATATAAATATTTGTTTGCTTCAAATCCTCTACTATGTTTCCACTTTGGGAAAATTTGACATCCATTAGAATTGTGGTATTGTTGGCACTTTTCACACTTTGGATATACAGCACGAGCGGTAAATCCTACGGCAAATCTATGGTTATCATCATAAATCGGGATAAGCACTCTACTAATAATATTATACCATCCAACATCATATTTGTCAAGTAATTTTGGATCGTACCCACGCTTTTTATAATATTCTGATGGAAGATCTATTTTTTTCCGAATGTCTTGTTGTGTCCAACTTCCCGTAATTTGTTTAGGGATTAACTTAGTTCTTTTGTGCGTCATTGCATATTGTCGACGACTCAACTCATTCATTGTTGGTTTGTTAATATCGGCTAATGATTTGTAGCCTAAAAATTTACACAACCAATTTACAGCGTCTATCCAAGTAACTTTTTCCTCGTTGTTACGAGACAACATTGCGTGCACAAAACCAATTAATGTCTTCTTCCATTTCTTTTCACAGTGGTGTGTGTGACATACCCAAATACCACCAATTTGATCACCATCTGGATACATGTTAAAGGCCATTGGATTATCACCACCATGCACTGGACATGTACCATATATTCTTTTTATATTACGCCTACATGTCACTCCTAATTCCACCATTATTTCATCAATTACTAAGCAAGATTGAGCAACCAACTCATTTAGACGTGCTGGGTCGTTGTAATTCATCATCTATATCACCAAATGGGATACTATCTTCAATAGAAGCACCTGTCTTTTTATACATTAAATTATTACGAGTTTCTCCCTCAGTAATGGTACCATATTCCCCCTCCATTATAATATTAATATAATCACCATCCTCTATTCCAGTCCCATGTCTAGCACTAATGGGGATTAATTTGCGATTTCCGTTTTGAGGACCTGTTTCTGCACGATCAGTAGCACTTTTTATTTTAAAAATACTATAGTTTGTAACTAACCATAGGATTCTATCTGATTGGGCGAAGGCCGCACTAGTCTCATTATCAATACCGTCTCTATTCAACTGAACAAAAGCTAGTATGGGGACATCGTGATGAACTGCAAAATTATGTAGGGTCGTGGTCATAAAGCCCATTAACTGATATTCTTGTAGGCTTTTTGAAATACCATCTGGAGACATTAACTTTAGGTAATCATAAATAATTAAGCAATCTTTAGTGTTTCCATTTTCGTCCTGTCCTACATTTTTATGTATCCATCTTCTCATAATTGCAATAAGTTCTTCAAAGCTCTTCCCCGATACATTCTTATGATAAAAGGGTAGGTTTTTTAATTCATCACCGGCAGATCTTACGGCATTACGCATCACATCATTATGAGTGTATTTTCCTGTTTCAACTTGATTAATTGTAATGAGATGTCCGTTTTTTTTACATCTATTAGGAAGCATTCTACTAATATGATCTTCCCATACCATTTCTGTATCTAAAAATAAAACAGGGATGCCCAAGTTAACAACATGAAGTCCAATATTTACTGCTAACATAGATTTTCCAGTTTTGGCACGAGCCCCAGCCAACGAAACCGTCTTCCTTCTAAATCCTCCCCCAATAGCCTGATCATAATAGGGCATTCCACTAGAGATACCAACAATATCTACGGGATTTTCTTCAAGATTATCAAGATACTCATCAATATTATCACCCATTAATCGGGGCTCACTATCATCACCCTGAATCAACGTGGAAAAGTCAAATATAGCTTTTTCGGCTATCCCAATAATTTGTTCTATAGGTTCATCACCAGAAATCTCCTCTATATCACAATTAGCTGATCGTAACTGTTCCTGTAGCAGGCGAGCAATTTCTAATTTACGAATCTTTGCTGCCCATTTTATTATATTATCTTGTTTTATATTTCCATTAAACACACTACGAATATAACTTAACTCTTGAGGATTAGAAAACAACTCTTCATATTTCAGGGCACTAGCTGCACTCATCACTGAAGCTTGGTCAAGTTCATGAACATCTTGTTCAAATAAATATTTAAAACACTTATAAATTGCTCTATTAGTATCATCTGTAAACGTAGATGGCTGTATTAAATCAACAACATCTAAATATATATCTTCTCCATATTGAAATATTCCAGCTAACACGGCACGTTCTGCTGGCAAATCAACTAATTTGTCCATTTATTGTTTTTCTTTCTCTGGATGTTTTCTTATTTTTGTTACTCATTTCTTCTGCGAGACGAACAACATGCATTACATTTATATACATTATGATTAGGATCTGTATTATATCCATGTGATAGTGTGGGAGATACAGACTCCGTCTTATTACACAGACTACAAACTACATCAATATTAGAAGTTTTACGTGCGTTAGTACGTGGCTTAGGTGTAACACCAAGTTGTGGATGTAAATCGGCTCGCTCATCTGCTGCTACATCCAAATTGTCATCGAACAAATTTTTACGTGGTCCATTCAATATCTTTTGTTTTTTAGCCCTCCCATTATTATTAATTGGACTATCAGGGTTTTTAGCCGAGGACACAAAATCTTTCATTTTTGGATCAATATCTTCTCCAGAACACACATCTTCACCACGCCTAGTTAAATCTGGATCTGGTTGCACCAAACTGTCTGCCAAAGCGTTGTCAATCTGCGTATCACGTTGTAAAATTTTCTTAATATCATCTGGAAACTTATCCAGTGTGTGGGCAACATGAATTGGTTTTTGATCCGCTATTGGAATATCTATGTCTGCCCAATTTGTCTCTTGTTTGGGAGGAGTGATTGGCTCCCCCGTAATAGCAGTATATGCCTGACATATCAAATTCCAATCACTATTAATGATACCAGTCTTTAAAACTTCTGGCAATTTCATGTCATTTCCCTTCCAATATGTGTGCGTGTCAATATTTCATAACTATGGGCAACATTTTGTATATATGGTGGTAAATAATTTAAAGAATTAACACGTAACATAGCTTCTATTCTAATTGTTTCTAGTTTCGTTGCTGTATCAGAATCTAAAATAACCATCTTGCGTTTCAATTCCTTAGACGTGTATTGTGTTCCATATTGATGAATTATCTTACTAATAATACCATCTATTTGTTCATTACACCACTCGGCCACAGCTTTGTGCCTATTAATTTCTGCCTGAATATAAGCGGCCTGTTGAGATAAAATTAGAGAGGCTTCGGCGGCCTCTCTTGAATTCAACTTCCTTCTCTCATCAGCCTTGAGCGTCATATAGTGTTCAACTTCATTCGATGATACTAATTTACCCAATTTTACTTGATCAAAATAAGTTGATATTGTTTTATGTATTTGTTGAACTTTTGCCTCAATCGGAGTTTGTGATATCTGTTGTCCACTCATCATCCGTCCTATCATATTGTAGTTCTATTAACTTGATCCCGTGTGTATCACACCAACTACGTTTTTGTTTATCATTATTTTTAGCACGGGAAAATCCCCGTTGACTACCATGAAAGTGTTTGGTAAACTCACTGTGTTGTTGTCCCTGTACCTCCACTGCTAATTGTAATGTTGGAATATACAAATCTATCTTTAATTTAGAACCAGGTATTGTAACTTCTTCTAGAATAGCCATTGTGGGATATAGTTGATGCAATATATTACGGGCTCTTGCGTGTAATTCAGAACACTGTGGACGAGCCCTACACCCCTTAGGTGGCCAATTATACTCTTGATTGTCTAAACCCACCACTCT